ATTCTTTATGTTATCCCCAAGTTCTTTAACAAATGACACATAATCTTTTTTAAGAATTGATTTCAATTCGTCTTGTGCCTCATCTTCATGGAGTTTTACTTTAACTTCATTTACTAAATTCTTTAATGAATTTTTCATCCGTATTCTCTCTAAATTGTATTAACAAATTCTTCTTGTGTTTGTAGTTCTTCTGCCGATGCTTGACCGGTTTTTCCCCAATCTGGAAGAACTGCCATAATATGAAATGCCTTAGCACTCATAACATCTTTCATCCATTTTCCTGATGTTGGGTTGTCTTTGTTTTTCAATATGTTTACATGATTTGCACCTGGAAAAACATACAGAGGCATACCACTTGCTTTTGCTAACATTACCGAATGTTTCAATGGAACGATGTTATCACTACCACCGTGAATAATTGCACCGTTACCACTAATTTCAGAACCAGTTAATGTTACAGTTGGCCATTGTCTATTCCATGCTGGAGCAACAAGGTAAACTGTATCTGGCTTCTTAGCACCCATTGATAGAGCTTGTAAAAGTATTGCTCCTCCACGCGAATATGCAATCAATGTTTTGGGACTTTCTTCATTCAAATATAAAATTGCCTTTTCAATATCTTCGGTTGTTATACTTGTTGAGTCAGAAAACGCAGGACATCCAGTATCTTGTTCCGGGCTTGTCCATTCTACATTACAAGCATCAACTCGCATATCTTTTGGTTTCATACCAAAACCGTGAAATGCTCCCTTATCTATTCCAACTTCTTTTAATAAATCAACCAACTTAATCATTTTTATCTTCTGTTGTTTGATATTAAATGTGTCCTAACTATTTCTTTTATCTTTTTACGAAGTTTATTTTTCAATCTTTCATTAACAACAACTTCGTTTTTTTCTTCTTTGCTAGCCATATTTTCTATTTGAGTATCTATTTTTTTTGACAAATTTTCAGCAACGGAATTTAATCTAGATAAAACAATTTCCAATACTTCAAAGTCTTCATCGGTCAATCTTTTTTTGATAAATAATCCAATTTTTTCTATTACCTTTCTTATATCAGCTTCATGTGCTTCCTTCTCCTCAGCAGTGTAAGCATTTGATTTCAGTGTATCAAGTGATTTATACAATACTTTTAATGTTGGGTTTCCAGAAAATCTTGATGATATTGATTGTAATTTTTCAGAAGTTTGTTTGTATTCATCTGAATCGGCAAATTTATTGAACCAAGAACGAATTGTATTTGCATTTTCATTTGGAAAGATAAATTGTAATAAATTTTTATTACGTTCTATCACGTTAGAAACATCAACAAGAACAATGTAGCTCATTGGACTTATTGCCGATACAGTTATTGATTCCTTTATTAATTTCTTTGATTTCATTTTATTTACCTACGGCATTAATGTTATATTCAATGTATTCTGTATAAGATATAAACTAACACTTGTCTTTTTATTAAAAAAATGTAACTTTCCAGATATTGGTTTTTTATATTGAAAACCTATTTTTTTCAACCCATCAACGATTTCATGTTCTTTATACATACTAGCATCAATAACATTATCCGGAAGTATGTTTATCTTTTCCAATATTTTTTTTAATTCTTCATAAATAGTATCAAACCCACTTCCTTCGGAAATAGATTTCATACTCAATTCATTCATAACTCTATTTGTTATTTCATCTAGTATTGTTTTTAATTTCATGGAATTAACTTAAATAGTTATACATAAAAATACTCATATAAATATCACCAGCTATACACTTTTACCAAAAATATTTTAACTACTCGAAATCCATCTTTGTTTTTGAGAAGTGCACAATTACGGTATCTTTCCCATTCTATCGGATATGTTTTATCTAATACGCCATTGTTTAAGTTCATTATGAGTTCGTTAAGAGCATTTATGGTGTATATTGTATTTGTTTCACGTTTTTGGTGAACCATTATTGAATTTGGGAGGAATTTTTTGTAACTATCCATTATTACATTATAGGACAATAATGAATCTTCTTTGGTTTCCAAAGACTTAAATAAAAATACTTTATTATTTAAAATGGAAAAATTTTCTTTTATGGTATCTATCGTCTCAGCTACGCTGTGTTTTCTCGTAAATGTACATACTAATTGTGTCTTCAATATTTCTCTCTCATTTTTTCAAATATCTACTCAATATAAATATCATCTTAAATTTGCAGAATACTACCAAAAGTGTCACCCGTATAAATTTTTACTGACATATTATCAGTTTCAAATGCAGACTGTAATACATCTATCAAATCCGTTTCATCTGGATGAATATCAAAAATGAAAGCATCATAAAGATACATCATAAACACCGACTTCTTATTCTGCAAATGTGGTAATATACTCTTTATCTTACGAACATTATATTCGGTTTCCAATGATTGAAGAATATAATTGAATACTTTATTTGGTGTAGCGTCTTGAATATCTCTAAATAGTTTTTCATAAAACCAAGATTTAACCACACTATCCGTCTGATACCTCTCATATAATTCATCTATGAGTGCTTGAACGGAACGGAAAAATGTATGGTTCATAAACTCTGGAGTTATCATCCCATATATGTTCTGAAATACTTTACCTTTGAATTGGTCATAGTCCATATCTATTCCCAAATCATTTTGTATTTGTTCGTATGGGTGATATTCAAATTTATAGTCTAATATCTTTGCCAATAATTTTATATGGAAAGCATCGTAGTCAAACTGAACAATCTTTCCTCCATCAAACCGTGAACGAATTTTATCTCTACTACCATCTTTCTTATTAATTGCAGAGAAGTTAAATCCGCTCCAAGCATTACTTGGTCTGCCTGTTGCCGTATACCACATATAATTTTGTTTCTTCCATTCCTCACCAACAAGAATATCGTTTTTTTCAATCTCATGGAATATGTTTATGAAATCATTGCAATAATCTATACAACTTTGAGTAATTGGATTATCCTCATAAATCTTCATAACATATCTTGCAATTCTTCTTGCCCATTCCAATTGTTTTGAAAGTGGTATTACTTGACCTAAATCTTCTATCTTGTAAAATTTATTTGCAAGTATTTCCATTCCTTTCGGATAAAATTCTTTTGGATTGATATGGTCTGATGTATGGTAATGTAGGTATGAATTTATATCAATACCATCGGTCATACCGTTATACACCAATACCTTTTTATTGAACACAAGGGTTTTGGGATGTAAACGAATATCGTGTAAACCAATATCACTATGGATTTCATCTGGATGTGTAAAGTTAATATATTGTTCTTCACCATCCGTAAAAAGAAAATACATACCGATAACGCCAACTGCAGATTGGTGTTTGTTTGGATTAGTTGTAATTGGAATGCAAACCGAAGGTTTTTCTTGAAACATAAGTTAGACTAATTTTAAAGTAGTATCATAAATTGTAAATTGTCTTGGATTGTTTACTATACTACCAAATATACTAACTTTTTTTGTAATTCGCAAAATAATTCTATTATTTGTATCAACAACGCCTGGATTTACTAAATAACCATTACTATCCAATTGATCATACTCTGGACCGTTTATTTTCCAAGGAACATCTATCATTTCATATAAATATCGGTTTATACCAGTGTGGTCTCTATAATAGTCTATGGTTTGATTTGGTGATATTTCAACAAAAAATATATTTGGTTCGTTTCTCTTGTATACAAAGTGTCTTGTCATTTTTCCTTCATTTAATTCGTCTTCTGTTGGTATTCTTACAATAGGAATTGGTTTTGTATACAAATCAAATTTAGCAAGAGGATTCAGTTTTGGTTTTCTTGTGCCATCTGGATTTTTTGCATAGTTTTTTTGTTGAACATATTTAAAATACGATGGTCCACGATCTTTATATTTAACAAGTCTTACTGATTTTCTTGGATCCCATTCCGTTTCCGAATATGTTTCTCCCGTAACATATTGGTGGTATGGTCCGATATATTCTTTCCAGTTTTCAAGTATCATCCATTCTTTTCCGTTTGTAAAAAGATTAGTTTTAACTTGACTTGGGTGATAATATGTTCTTGATCTAAATGCCATTATTATCCACCCATATTAACTCTTGCTTTTGTATTCAGTGTTGTTGTCCAACCACCTGCATCAATTTTATGACTAACTTTTGTTATAGTAAAACTTACATTCCAAGGAGCTTGATTATATCTTGCTGGTATCGCCATGCATTCGATAGCATCACCAAACTTAAAACCCATTACACCGTCTATTGTTAGTGTTAAATCTATCGGATAAACCGCTTTATTCATCCAATGACCATGACCATTTGCACCACTCATTCCAGTTGATGTTTCTAAACTTTTTTTCCATTTTGTTATCAAACCACGAACTTGCTCACCCCAAGCATTATTAAATCCATCCGTTAAAGCGGCAGCATATTTAGCGGTTAGTTCAGTTGCAGCATCTCTTGCATTAACACCCATTGCAGGATCGGGTGTACTTGCTGGGGTGCCTCCTGATGTTGGTGCGGCTTTAACATCAGAATTTGTTGGTTGAGTGCTTCCTCTATCTTCTCCTCTAGCGGCGGTGTAAGCGGCAGCTGCTGATGCGGCTGGCGGTTTGCATGTTATAGATGCGGTTCTAACAATAGCACGGTAAATGTCAACTCCAAATTGAAAAGGTCTAACTGTATCAATAATTTCTCTTGCTAAATTTGTATCTTCTATACTCAATATTGCCTGAGTAGGCGGTGCTGATGCTCCAGTTGCTCCGCCACCAGGAGGAGACATATTTTCGGTTTCATACAATGTTGGTGTTATTTGATATATGTCACCTGATGCATAATTTATTCTCTTTGATATTGTTTCAAAGAAACTTGTTAAATTTTTATGACTTATATTTGCCGCATTTTCTGCAACAAATTCTTTATACGTTTTTTTAATAAAATCTGTACCAATTAGTATATTACCTATTGCTATATTATTACCATTTATGACTCCGGGAGGAGATATTTGGTATGCATCTGATCTTAAATAATTTTGTGGAGCGGCAAAAGCAGTTGATCCACCATATTCACCCATTACATCATCTGGAAAAAAAACATCCACAGGAAATGCAGATTTTATTAATTGATACCATGCTGTAAAATTCCCTTCGACTTGTATTCTAAACAACCTACCCATTGTTGTTGCTGGACCTGCCGCTGCCAGAGCAGATCCTGCTTCTAATTGATTTATTGCCTTATTGATAAAACCAACCAGTTCATAGTATTTAATATAGTAAAAGGGTTTTTGTATAGGTGGTGGTGGTGGTGCCGTTGCTATTTGAGCTGCACCTTGGTTGGCAACGGCTGGATCAGTATTTCCTGTTGACTCGGGTTCAACCGGTTGAAATGGTAGACCAAGAGGTTGATAACCGACCATTCGCATATTAGTTGCCCCCGCAACAATATATCCAGGACTCGTCATTGGTGCTAATGTATATGATGCGGCAAAAGGTCCGCCCGCAGCCATATCCCTATCTATAACTGCAGCAATATTTGGTCCAGGTAAAGGATTTGCTCCGATAGTTACAGGTGCTGCACCAGGATCGGTTCCAGTATTGACATCACCGGACATACCAGTTGATACAGTAGCTGCAGAAACAATAGAACAATCTGCCGTTATAGATAAATCGGGATTTACACTCCAATTAAAATTGTATATTATACCGGTAAATCTTCCAGAACATGGACCTGGATTTGCAGCAGCTGTACTCCAACCCCAAGAAACATTTACTTCTGCTCCTGGAGTAAAAAATGCATCTTCTATGTTACCAAGTTGAAAACCACTCGTTGTTATACTAGGGTATATGGTAAAAGTAAATTTACCTTTTAGCAAAGATCCCATTGTACCTTCATTACTTATATCCAAACCTTGCAATAATGGCATATTTGGAACATTTCTTGCAGCACTATACATTGTAAGGTTTCCATCACGATTACTCATAACAGGAGATCTTGCGGATCCTAAAACAATACCAGTTCTAGTTGACACTATTCTAGCCCAAGATTTTTTTCCATATGCCCAAGTTAAATTTCTAGCCGCATCACCACCTCCAGTACCGGGAGTTGCTGCCCTAGCACCCCTAACTCTTTGTCCGTGAATTGCTCCTCTTGCATTTAATTCACCGGTTGTGAGTGGATCAGGTGTTCTATAAAATGGGCTTTGATATGGTGCCGGTGCTACGCTTGGCCTTGGCATATTTATCTCTCATCATTGAATATACGAATAAGTGCTCCGATACCTGAGTATTCAGCATATCTTGGTATTCTTACTATCATACCGGCAGGTACGTTTAATGTGCCTCTACCCAAATTATTTGAAATAGCTATAACGTGCCAAAAAGTTTCATCACCATAAAACTCTTTTGCCAATAAATCAAGTCTATCGCCAGGTTGTGATATAATTATAGTATCGCTTGTAGTGTCTAAATTTGGATAAAATGTTGAAGACAATCTGCTAACTAAATGAGTATCACCTTTTGAATCTACTTTTCTAGATCCAGTAACGATAGTACAAACACTATATCTATTTTGCATTTAGTATTCCAATCGTATGTAGAACAATAACCAATCAACTATAAATATAAAAAATATAAAAATTATGGTGTTGGTGCACCCAGTAAAGCAGGACCTGGAATGTTTCCTTCTTCACCAGGAGCGATAGCAAGGTATTCAATAGCATCGGAATCACCAGCAGGAGTACCCGTTGCTGTTATACCTGGCGATGGTATATTATCAAATGGGTTAAACCAGTTGACTTTCGGTGTACCAATCGGAATAAGACCGGTTTCAATTGTTCCAGCAGGTTCTCTATCATCATACAATGGATAAAATACACCATATCTCTCTGGACGATATACGCCAATTGGTACAAATCCAACAGAAACTTGTATTGTTTTTGGTAATTGTAATACTCCTGGTGCAGACTCATATACTATGGTTGGATCCGTAGCTGCATTATATCTATCTCCTTCTAAATGTGCGGTTTCCCATGTACCATTTGTATTATCAAACGTATAGCTTAAATTACTTATGTATCCTGGCATTTTTCTAAATAAATTACCAATGTTTAATCTACAAAGTGGTGCACGCATAAAACCTGCACTTGTATATTCAGGTGCAGTCCATCCTGCTAAATAGTTTAATTTACGCCATGATGCCTTCATTTCATCGCGCGATCCAATATGAACTGTAAAATTAAAGCTGACATCTCTTTCGTATCCATCATAAGTATAGAGTGGATCCCCTCTACCCATATATTTTACAGCAGACCATGATGGTTTATGATTATCTGTTATACTATCAAATATTGCACGAAATACTATTACTTCTGAAGGGCAATAGTCGTGACCATCCAACACTATACTTGAAAAATAAAATTCTATAAGGTCATCCACACCTGGATTATTTATGTTATTATATGCACCTTTTTCATAAATTAATTCATTATTTAAACGAACATTTGCACGCTTGTAATCAATTATATTTATTCTGTCTCCTCTAAATTCAAATTGTGATATTCCGGGTCCCGCAACTGCTGCTCGTTTTGGTACTGCAACAGGATAGGTACGAAATGCCGCTGGACCTCTACCACCAGGACCTCCAGCTAATGTAGGTAAAAGACCCGCTGGTGCAGCACCCCTTGGTATACCTGGTATAGCAGTTTGTATTTTTTCATATTGTATAGTTGTTACTCTTGGATTTCCTCTATCTGATCCAGGATTACCATGAGTTCCTAAACCAAATTTTCTTTCCAAGTTATTTTGAGCATAATTCACTATCGCAGGATGTGTTGAAAACTTAAAAGACATAACACCCGGCCAAGCTGCAGTATTTCTTGGAGATGCAGTCCCAGCATTTGTTGCATCATAATCGTCAATATCCCATCTAAAATCATTCCATTTTTCACTTCTAGATGGAGTCCAACTTGGATTAAAGTAATTTACTCCAGGATTTAGTTTAGTTGCAGGTACTGGTGGTCTGGATGAGGCAGGACTAGTTGATCCAAATTTATTTTTGCTGTACCATGGAGATGTTTTAAAATGTTTAACATTATCAGTAGAAATACCATTTATATTTATATTAATAGTGTCCATTGTACTATTTGTTTTCGTCCTAAATCCATTTAATTCTTCAACAGTGGAATTTCTTAATCTATTTGGCGATGATTCATATGGAAAATTAAATGTATCCATTGCATTTATTTTTCTCAAAGTTATCGGTTGTATGGTTACATTTTCGCCGATGAAAGGGTGCTTATCATCATCAGGTGCATATGCATTAGAAACCTGAAATATACCATCTAATCTATCTTTGTTTTTTGTTGCCAAACCAGTTGTTATTGCATATAAATCACCACCCAACTCACTTTTAGGAACTTGATTTGTTTTTCCTAAATGTTCTTGAACTTTTAACAATCTGTCTTTATATGTTGCATAAAAATCTATTGCGAAGAATGTTTCTCGTTGTTTACCTTCAAAGATACCATCCCGTGTTAATGCAGGACCCGCTGTTGTATAAAAACCTAGTAATTTATGGCTAGATTTATGTATAGTTGTTCCACCGATACCAAGAAATGATGATGGACCTCCAAAATTGGATGATATTCTTATTATTTCCCCATCGCTTAATCTACGTATATGAGTTCCTATTAATGCATTACTACTTTTTACACGCTGGTCTGATGTAGGATCAGTTGGTTGAGGTACTGTTGTTGGATTGTTTGAGGTTTGATAAGTTGAAGATGCATTTGCTCTATTAGCAACTGGTCCAGGACCGTTTGTTGATAGACTTATATCACTAAAATCGAAACCACCACCTGCAACTTCTACCTCCATAGAATTATCAAATCCTTGTGTCTGAACATTTGGTGTTCTATACAAAATAGGTGAAAATGAAGTTGGTAATAATTCTTTCATAAGACCTATTAAACGATTATATCGTCTCTGACGCGTTATTGGGTTTCTTCTTGTTGGTTCTTCAAAATAATCCAATGCCTCTGCAGTTCCTTGTGAGAGCTGATTACCTGCATTTTGTCTTCCACTAATACTACCCTCTGTATCTATATCATGATCAGCACGTATTGTGTTCCAATTTGATAGTTCTTCAGCCGGAATAAGCCAGTCGCCATTAGCTCTTCTATGAAAAGACCTTTTTAAATAGTTTATACCCGCTATATTTTGATCTATAAATCCGGTTTTATTTCTATAAGTTGTCTGTGCCTCATAGTGTTGGTTTAAGTCTCTTGGTACATTTTGTCTTACATTTGGATCACCTGTGATGTTTGAAATTGTTGGGCGATATGCAAGTGGATTGTTTGCCTGTGTTACACTTTGTGGTTCACCTACTCCTGCAGTAACGGAGTATTGTGTTGTAAACAACAATTCTCTATAATCGGGAGGTTGTTGCATTACACCATTGAAACCAAATCCAGTTGAACCCCAATGTCTTTGCCAATGTAAACCGATTCCTTTTCCAACAGCACTTATTATTGTTGAGAATGGATTATACAACATTGTTGGTGCGGGCATGAATATATTTGGATCAGTGCTTCTTACCATATCCGGATTGTCAGATCCGTCACCAAATCCAGGCAATATTGAATTGCCCAAACTATATGTTTGTCTTTGGCCACCAACATCGGTTGATGAACGAGATTGAAAAACATCAAACGGTTCATTCCATGAGTCCATAAACGGATTCATAAATTGTAACCCAAATTGTTTTACCACCCAAAGTAATCCTTTTCCGGAAGTCATCCATTTACCAATCCTTTGAAGATCAGCAAGACTTCTATCCAAAAGTGTTGTTGGACTATTTCTACCACAAGCCAATACACCCCAACCCCAATTTGCACCTATGTTAGATGTGTAATATGGTTGATCCCATATTAAATCTGGATTGTAAGAGTCTTTTCGTAAATCAAATTTATTATATTGTTTTTCCAAAGCACCAGATTTTATCGCCCATCTAGCAATAAATCCGTAACTTCTTACTAAATTAGCACTCTCATTATCTTCTATCGCAAATCCTATTTGATCAGTAATATTTTGCGAACCATTATTGGTTATATTTTTTAACTTTGCCTCATCGTTATCAACTGGTTGAGACCACCAACCATTTTTTAATTGTTGTTCGTATGGTCCTCCTATAAATTTTTGTCCATTTGCATTGTCACCCTGTAAGTTTTTAAAGTAGGTGGTTGGTCTTCTATATCCATAAAATTTATTAGTTTTATCTGCGGAATATGCGGGATATTGATTTGCCATCGTAGCAAAAAGTAAATTACCCATTTGACTAGACCAAGGTCTTTTTCCTAATGAATCTGGTAAATATGTATTTAAAAACTCTTGCTCATCGCTTAAACCGTATCCATTTCCGGACAGATGACCGTGTGCAACAGAATAAACAGTTCCTGATATTAAAGCTTCACGTGTAAATCTTTGGTCAGCTGCTATATTTTTACTTTGTAACATAGCATCATAATTTTCTATACTTGGAAATACTATTGGATATTTTGTTCCATAAAACATAGTCATGTGTGGTAAAAATCCATCAGTCTCTCTAAATGGTTCTGTTCTTCCTGGTCTTACTGATTTTGCGGTGTTAGAAAAGAAACTAAAAAATCTTGTATATTTTTCTCTAGCATCATTTAAAGAGTATTTTGATCCAAGACTATCAGCATAGAGTTTATTATTTGCACCAACTCTATTGATTAACCGTAGCAAAAATCGTGTAGTTTGTAAACTTTTATCATTAGGATCAAATGTAGGTCTATTTAATGTGCCTAAAAATGGAACAAATCCTCGAACTCCTTGAATTAATCCAGATGAATTGCCAAGTCTTCCTGGATCTCTACCTGATTTATCAAAATCTAACGGATATGCAAATCCATTTGGAGCTGGAAAAAAGTTTGTATATGGATCTGCAGTTGCAAGTACAGACAATTCAGAAAGATATGGTGAATATGCAGTCTGTGTTTTATTTATGAAAAATGTTCTAAATCCTGGATCAAGTCCACTTTTCTTAAAAAGTTCAGGTAGAATAACTTGATCACGCCCTATTCTTACAGTTGGTTCATTCTGTATACTAAATAAAACTATCTTTCTTGCATGGTCAGTTTTTGGTTCTATTTGTGGAAAGAATGTGACTGCTGGCGCGTTTGTTCTGACACCATTCCAATCAAATCTTGATGAATCTTCAATATATTTTGAATCCAATCCTTGAGCAAATATATGAAATCCTGCTCGTGTAAACAAATTATTTCTATCAAAATAATCTACATTAGGAGCATTTAATTTATGTCCATCATAATCAAATATAGATGAGTCTGGAACGTATTTTGAATCATACAATTTTGCTAATATATGAAATCCTGCGGTAGTTTTATGTATGTATGGATCTTTAGCTCCAATCTTTCCTATTTGATTCAGTATACCGCCTATATTCAATTGATTCGAATTATTATTGCGTTGTCCATTTATTATGGTTGGTGTAGCAGTTGTTGTTCCGGGTTTTGAATTACCATCGTTGTTATCAGACGATGTTCCTAATCCCTCAATAGTTACTGATGCAGGGTTATCAAAGAAATTAACTCCCTTTGGATTTTTATATGTTAATCTATCAACATTTCCAACCCAACCATACATATCGGTATTCATAATATATTGGGTATCATACTTTTGAGCAAAAGTATGAAATCCTTTATGGGTTACTCCAAACAGAGAATTTTCAAACCGTCTTTCTACTCCACCAACTGTTGTAAACACAGGATATTTTGCATTTGCTACCATAAGTCCACGTGCATAATCTCCGCCACCAAGAGTAAATCTATAAAACGAATCATATCCACGAGCACTATCAAAGTAATCTACTGCTGGAGCATTATCTCTAGATCCATCCCAATCGAATCTTGATGCACCTGGAATATATTTTGAAATATAATGTTCTGCAAATATATCAAAACCAGACAAAGTTTTTTTAATGTATGCGTCTTTTGTACCAATAGTTTTTAAATAACTAAATCCTCCAATCGGCGATCTTAAATTGTATGCCTCATAATTTTGTGTTGTTCCAGGATTGTCTAAAAAACTTTCCCCACCAACATTGAATCTTGCACGATAACGATTAATTGATCTAAATGCATCAAAGAAATCCACTCCAATTGGATTTGTAAAGTCTCTTCGATCCGCTCCACCATCCCAATCGTAAATTGAAGAATCTTTAATATACTTTGTGTCATACTTTTGAGCAAATATATGAAAACCAGCAGTAGTTTTTGCAATAAAATCTTTTGGTCTATTAAATGCGGCTAATAATGAATTTGCTTCAGACGTTGTTCTGTTTGATTCTAGAGTATCAAAATAATCTACTGGTATAGGATTTTTAAAATTAGTTTTGTCAGGAAGCCCATCCCAATCATACAAAGAAGCATACTTAATGTACTTTGTGTCATACTTTTGAGCAAATATATGAAATCCTGCAGTTGTAGTTGCATAAAACTGTCTAGGTATATTTGGATTAACGAGTAATGAATTTAACTCCGATGTTGTTCTATTTGTTTTTGCAGTATCAAAGTAATCTACTGCCGGTGCCTTATATTTTGTACCATCCCAATCAAAACGTGAACTTTCCGGAATGTATTTTGAATCATATAATTGAGCAAATATATGAAAACCACCAAAAGTTTTTGCAATAAATTTATCTTTTATACCGACTGTCATTATACCTGCACGATAATCATTTGGTGTATTTATGATAAATTGTGTTCCAAATCTTCTAGCATTAGCATTTGGATTATCAAAGTAATCTACTGGTATTGGATTTGTAAAATTCTTTCTGTCTGGTTTTCCATCCCAATCGTATCGTGAAGAATTACGAATATACTTTGTATCATACAGTTGAGCAAATTTATGAAACCCTGCAGTTGTAAATGAAATGAATCCATTTGTAAATTCTGATGTAGTTCTATTTGTTTGAGCAATATCAAAATAATTAACAACTGGTGCTTGATCTCTCGAACCATCCCAATTATATTCCGATGATTCTGTAATGTATTTCGTATCATACTTCTGTGGAAATGTATGAAATCCGCCACGTGTATTTGCAACAAATGATCTTGGGATATTAAATTGAGCAAGTAAAGAATTTTGTTCAGTTGCAGTTCTACTTGTTCCCGCAACATCAAAATAATTTACAGAAGGAGCAACTTGTTTGTCACCATCCCAATCATATATCGAAGAACCACGAACATATTTTGTATCATATATTTGTGCAAACTTATGAAAACCTGCAGTTGTTTTGGGGACAAAGCCACTAGGAAATTCTGATGTAGTTCTATTTGTACCAGCAACATCAAAATAATTTACAGTTGGTGCATCTATTCTATTTCCATCCCAATCAAATCTAGATGTTTCTTCTATAAATTTAGTGTCATATAATTGTGCAAACGTGTGAAAACCAGTTGTTGTGTTTTCAGCATACAAGTCAAAATAATTTACAGCAGGTGCCTTATCACGTGTACCGTCCCAATCAAAGAATGATCTTTCTGGAATATATTTTGAGTCATATTTTCTAGCAAATGTATGAAATCCGGTTGTTGTAAAATCTTTACTCAAATCAAAATAATTTACAGCAGGTGCTTTTCTACGTTCACCGTTCCAATCAAATCTAGATCTTTCCGGAATATATTTTGTATCGTATGTTTGTGCAAATGTATGAAAACCCGTTGAAGTAAATTGACCTTTTATATCAAAGTAATTTATAGCAGGTGCATTTACCCCGATACCATCCCAATCAAATTCTGATGAGTCTTTTACAAATTTACTATCGTATTTTTGTGCAAATACATGAAACCCGGTTTTTGCATTTTTTAAATCAACATCAAAATAATTTACAGAAGGAGCATTTTTTCTTTTACCGTCCCAATCAAATATAGAAGCACCCCTAACATACTTACTATCGTAAATATCTGCAAGTCTATGAAATCCTTTTTTTGTATATGTAGAATTTATATCAAAGAAATTTGTTTCTGGAGATTTTGTTCTTTTTCCATCCCAATCATATATTGATGCCTGATTGATGTATTTTGTATCGTATGTTTGTGCAAAGGTATGGAAGCCTGCATTGCTCTTTTCTTTATTTACATCAAAATAGTTTACATTAGGTGCTAGTGGTTTTTTTCCTTTCCATGTAAATCTAGATATATTATCAATATAATTTGATGTCAATGCCCTTGCAAATAAAGTAAAACCTGCATTTGTGTGTTGATTTGTTACATCAAAATAATTGACACTACGAACTGTTACAAATGAATAGTCAGAACTATCAGTATTATACAGAGTTTCTCTTGGTTGTGCAAATGTTTTGAAACCTTTTGCATGTTCGTCTATAATAAAATCAACGGATGGTGGAGTTTTTTTAACACCAGGCCAACCAAAAATTGAACTAAATTTATTAACTAAATCAGTAGACTTTTGATTTATACTAAACCCTCTGAAAAATCTATCATCAAAATTATTTACACCGGTTGGATTATTGAATGAATGTCTGGAATTTCTTGGGTTTTCATTTCTACCAGCAGGATTTGTTCTAATAACATCATCAACATTATAGATACTATTATCTTTATCTTGTAAAGTTTCACCGCTATATCTAATCAAGTCTGGTTCTTGTATTGGTCTTCTACTTTCAAGCATAGAATTTGAAATAAACTCTATTGTTTTTCCTTTTGGATTTAATTCGCTTTCATCGGTAAAATGATTTGTACCGGATTGTATTCTGAAAACCTTTGTGTTTGGATCCGTAATTAGACCTTCCTTAATTGTATCTTTAACAATGTTTGGCGTTGTATTTTCTTTTTTTGTTGGTTTAAATACTTTATTTAATGCAACATTTGGATTAACAACATTATTCATAGGAGAAAACAAGTTTTTATTTATTATTACCGATTGTTTTTCTCTGTTTATTGTAAGCGGTTTTCCGTCTATTTTTATTTCAGGAATAATAATGTTATTAGTTTCTTCTCCATTGTCTGTTAATATATTCGGTGTTTGTTGTATTCTATCAACTGTTTGTTTAAATATTTCCGGATTTATACCAGATTGGTTGTTATTTGTTCCATTTTTTGATTTTACTATCAGTGTATTTGAAGAATTTAAGTTATTTACAATTTCCTCTTGTTTTATTTCTCCAAATTTTGAAGTAACGTTTTCAATTGAAGATACTCCAAGATTGTATGTATTTACGTCTATATTTTTTGGGGATAAACCAGAAACCGAATTAACCATCATTTCATCAAAATCTTTACGAACAATGTCATCAAGTTTAGTTTGTTTTAGTCTTTCATCAATTGGTATTTGTTTTGGTTTTTTTATTTCAGGAATAGATTTTAATAATCTATCAGTAATAGGTTGATTAGTTGCAAAACCTTTACTACTTTTTGCAACAGATGTTTGTGGACCTTCTTTTTCTTCAATGGAAGTTTCGGCTCTATATTTTGATAAGTCTGATTTTAGATCTAACAAAGACATTAGTTTTCCTATTATTTCATATAAATATGATATAATTCAAAATGTTATTACATAGAACGACCATATGTATTATCCGTACCGATTTGATATGTTTTCTTAAAATCACCCTTTCCATTTATTTCTTCTACCGTTTTATCACCAATTTGAATTATAGTTGGTGTACTTGCCATTGAAGATATAATTGATATAAGTTGATCCATTTTTTGTTCTAGACCTCCACCTCCGCCACCAGCAGTTGCACCAGCAGCACCACCTGAAGCAGCCGCTCCACCGGCACCACCTGTACCAACTGATTCGGTTGTTTGTCCTACGGTGGATATTCCACCAGCTTTTGCTGGAGCAGCAGATGCACCACCTTTTTCTTCTCCGCCGCCTCCAAATAGAGAACCAATACTACTTACAATAGAACCAATTTTACTTCCACCACTAGCTTTATCAACAGCAGACATTACTTCTTCTAATTTATCAAAGTTTACATTTTGAAGTGTATTTGAAAGTGCAGTCATAGCAGCAGAAAGTTCTACTATTGCCTTAGCGATACCAGATAATTTTTCCGGCTGAATATCTTTCATTATAGTTTGTAATTGACTCAATGGACTTTCACCACCTAATAGTCCACCAATTGCACTTCCTATACCATCTGCAATAGCACCTGCACCGGAACCACCACCAAAACCGGCAAGTGCAAGACCTAATGCAGTTATACCCCCAGCAATCTTCAATAGATTGTCACCATCAAGTGTAGTTAATCCCATGAGTTTATCTATTACTTGTGTTATACCACCTGCAACAGCTTCTATTATTTTAACAATAGCATCACCTATTGTAGTTATTATAGAGTTTATGCCTTCAAATGCAACTTGCATTAAAGGAACGACCTCTTTCATTGCTTTACCCAGCACCCACATGGCACCCGCAAACACTATTAGTGCAAGACCTAAAATAGCTAATACAGCAGCACCAACTACAAATAGTGGAGCAAAAGTTCCAAGTAATGCTGCAATACCAACTAATGCAAGAAGTGCAATACCGGCTTTTGCCATATCTTCCCAACTAATTTTTGTAAAAAATTGTAAAGCTAAACCTATTACATAAAGAGCTGCACCAAGAATTAACATAGCAACTGCACCTTTTATCATTTCTGTACTTGCCTTCCCCATTAAGTATGCAATACCAGCAAGTGCAAGAAGTGCAACACCAGCTTTTGCCATAGCAGCCCAATCTACTTTCATAAATTCTTGAACTGCCTTTGCAGTAACCCATAGAGCAGCGGCAATTATCAACAAAGCAGCTGCACCAGCAAGCATTTTTTTAGCATCCATTTTATTAAATGCCTCAACTAATGTATCCAAAAACCCACCACCTTTACCACCGGCAGCTTTTCCACCAGGCATTTTTGGTGTTTTTGGTGCCTTTCCTTTTTTGCCACCAAGACCTAATAGTTTTTTACCCATATCGCCAGCTGCATCTTTTATTTTATCTTGTACTTTTTCTTTGATAGTATCCCCAAAGTCTGATGCCTTTTCTTTCAACATATCAATACCTTTACCAATGGCAGCTTTACCAGCAAAAAGTCCACCAATAAGTGTAACTGATTTTAATATTCCACCAAAACCGGCTTGACTTGACTCTGCCGCCTTTCCGGCTTCGGTTACACCGCCTGTTATATCCTTTGTTTTATCCTCTACTCCACCAAAGAAACCTAAAACTGATGAAACAGGTCCTATCAATGATGATAATACACCAAAAAGAGTTTTAACTATTGGTATTATACCTTTTATTACACCAGAAACGGATTCAACTATATTATCAAAATCTCCACCTGCATCAGCGGCATCCAACATACCATGCACCATTTCAAGAATAGGTGATAACAATTTAGATAGTTTTTCTTGTAATTTTTGAACAATGTTTGCCATTCTCTCTTTAATAGCTGCAGATTCTTTTTCTTTTGCCATTTTTTCAATTTCTGCTTTTAATGCACCGTCTGCAGTTTCACCTGCAATTTTCTTTAATTCTTCAGCATTTTTAGACTGTAATTCATCCATTCGTTGTTGTGATATACCCAACTTTTGTAGTTTGTCTGCATTTGTAAGCATCGTGGTCATTTCTTCAACAGACATACCCATGGCATCTGCCATTGCCTTTTGTTGAATACGATTCATCTTTGTAAAGTCTTCAAGACCACCGGCTTGTTTTAACAATTCATCTTGTAATCCTGCAATATCACCATTCAATGCAAGTTCACGAGCTTTATCTAATTGAAGATTTTTACCGGTCAATACTCTTGCTTCCATTTCTTTTTCAAGTGATTGTTCGATGTCTAACATACCATCACCAATATCTTGAACTTTCTTCAAATCGTGTCCAAGTAATTTTGCCTTCTGAGCAGCAGCAGCCAACTGTGCAGGTATTCCTTTGAAAGCAACTGCAACTTCTTTTGGAACACTTGCAAGTGCCTTCATTGCTTGTTTACTTGTCATCAATCCACCACCCATTTTAGCGGCTGTTCCTGCAAGTTCACCCATACTTTTGCCGGTTATAGATGAAAGTGTATGCATTGATTCAACTTCTTCTTTGGACATTTGGAATTTTTCTGTTAGCAGTGTTGCATCTTTTACAAGTTGTTTCGCTGCGGGATTCCCACTAGCAAGTTGAGCACCAATATCCAACCCACCCATCATATCGGAAACCATACCTATGTTTTTAACAACTTCTTTTGAGTTTACACCAACAACACCCATTTCACCGGCAATATCAACTGATGTATCTCTTAAAGCTGATGCCTCTTTTCTTGTATACCCAAAATCCTTACCTATTTCAGAAACTTGTTCATCAACTGCACTAAATGCACCTACCAAGAAGTTTACGGCACCGGTTAAAAGACCCAATCCCAACCCAGCCATCAATTTTGGAGCCATTGAAATCATACTACCTAATGCAGAACCAGCATCCTTAAATGCCTCAGCAGGACTATTTTTTCCTTTTATTGCTCCTAATGCAGAAGTAAATGCAGTAGACATTTTTTTGTTTACATTATCTGCAGTTTTATCGATGTTTATTATTTTAGCAATGTTATCGCCACCAGGAACTTTTCTTATCCACCCCCCCATTGTATCACCAACTTTACTACTCATAGCGTTTAAGGTAGCCATACTATCATTTTGTTCTTTTATTTTTTCATTTACCGTACCCATTTTATTGACTTTTTCCAAGAGAACACCCAAGGCATCCATTTGAAGTTTCTTTTCTTCTCTTGTTAAACTGCTGTTACTATTTTCTATTTCATACATTTTGACAAGTATTGCCTCGCGTGTTTTTTCTGTATCAACAATGCTTGCCTTCCCTTTCATTGCGTCCGCTGATGATTTTACCATTGCCGCTTCCATTTTCTCAACGTCTGATGCTAAGTCTACTGTATCGGAAAGTGAATCTGCAAAATCTTCTGTGTATGTTCCGCCTTGTTGTATATGTACTTTTACAGTTTCAAGAGTTTTACCAAATTTTTCCGCAATGTTTACGGTTAAACCCATATTAGCTGCATTTTTTTGTGCGTCTGCTGGTAATGTTGATAGTATGGCTTGTGTTTGAAATGAAGTTTTACTAAAATCCTTCATTAAATAACCAATGGTTGCTAGATTTTTTGAATAATCATCTACTAAACTTACTTGACCATCCAATCCCTTTCTTGTTTCATCTTGTGCTTTTTGTGCCTTTTCTGTTCTTTTTTCGGTATCTTTATCTATCTTCTCAATTTTTTTGCGTATTTCTTCTTCCTTCTCTACACTATCAAGACGCAAAGTTTCCAATTTTATTATTTTTTCTAGATTAGCAACAGATTTTTTTTCAGTTGACTCTATTTTAGTTTTTAAGTCAAGAATGGCCGTTTCAATTTTTTTTCTTTCTTCTGAAAGGGCTCTTATCTGTTCTTCTAATTTTTTTTCATTGTCAGTTGCCATGACCTTCCGAATAAATTAAAAACAAAATGGTCTACACAGTATAAATATGTAGACCACGAATTTATCGTCTTGATTGCGGTTTAGTAAATTTTGGAACTTTTGATTGTGACTTTGAAATCTCTGCTTGTTCCGCTTTATTTTTTTCATCAACCGCTTTCTGAATTTGTTTAAGATAATATCTTCTTAAATGTATTGGTAAATCATAAACTTCGTTCCAAGTAAAACCACCTTTACCATAATAACAGACAGAAAATATTTCTTCATGTAAACCGATTTTATACTCAGGTGTTAGGCCAAAAAAATGACACCTCAAGCGGTATATCCATCTCCTTTACCTCACCTGTTATGTCAGAGACAAACGTAAAGGTCATATCTAAATCCGGTGAAAACTCTTTAATAAATTGTCTTAATGCCCGTGAATCAGATGCAAATAATTCATTATCAACAAAATTATCAACGGTTGCTCTACCACGTTCTCCATCAACCGCAACTATAACATATTTGAGTCTCGTTGTTAATTCCTTATCAATTCCAGTTTTAACTAGAGCTTTATTCATTGACTTTAATTCATTCTTGATTTGTTTCTCAATATCGTGTGTCAAAAGTCTGAATGTAACGGTTCTATTTGAAATTGGAAGTGTATAATCAAATTCGGTTGCTCTGCTCTCAAACGGCGAATAATCGACCTCCTTGTGCTCAATTTGAGTTAAATCTATTGTTAGTTTTTGTTTATTACCAGGTGAGAATGGATCATCAATTTCTACTGTGTATTCCTTACCATAACCCAAAACTCTGGCTGCAACCATTATTGCGTTCTTATCACCTACATATAAATCACCGTAATTCATTGGAGTAACAATCAAAGACTCAAATAATTTATCCAAAACTACGCCTTGTTTAATCAAATTCTGTGAAGTTAAAATATCTTCTTCTCTTGCGGTCATGTATTTCATTTCAATTACACCATCTGCAAGAGGATGTCCTTCAGGATAAACCAATCCCTTTGAAGGCAAAGGAACCATTTCTGTTGGAAAGTTTGATTTTTTAACATTAGTTTGTTTGTGTTCGGCTACCAATCGTGCCTTTAAATCTGCATCAGACATACCGTTGTCTATGGGTACATCGTAACCTGTTGGAATTTTTGTCATAACTAATCCTATAACATTGTTTGTAATAAAACGTTTTAATTTACTAATATAAATATGGGTATACCGAAAAAATCAGTATACCCGTATTTTTTATTTCATTCTTAATATAACAATACAAATTGTATTAGTATTGTAGGATAGCATAATCGTAGGCGAGTGTGAGAGAAATCTCAACAAACGCATCGTTTGCCCAATCCATTTCACCGAATGTTGTTGCAGTAATGAAAGCACCTTTAAGTGTCCATTCTTCAACTTTATCACCAACAGGACCAAGAATGTGTAGCGTTATGTCTTTCTTGTAGAAGTCAGAATAACCATCACGACCTGTTACAGATTCGTGTGATAGACGTACCCATTCCATTGTTGCCTGTGCTGCCGACGGCACAATTGGATCATACAATTTAATTGTAATATCTTGCCACTCTCCTTTACCTTTTACCTTACGTTTAATGTTAATATGATCCAAAGTAATCGGATTAAAATTTATATTTGGGCGGCCTGAACCTTTTACCAGGTAAGCGGGGACACCTTCAATGTACATAATAAATCGATTTTGTAACTTTGGCTCAAACGGGGTAAAAAACACTTCCGTGGGATCAAGTAATTCAGCCATTTATTTCTCCAAATTTAAAATACCTTTAAGTATAAATATAGTAATTTCAAAAAATGTGGGGAGAGTATTTCATCTCCCCATTTTATATCAATTAAGCACCTGGGAATGCCGCACCTGTTGATTGAATGTTGAAATCAAGAATGATAAATTCAGCAGTCTTTGCAGGTTGTAGATAAAGTTGTCCGTAAAGAATGTTACGGTCAATAATATCCGGCGTATTATTACTTTCATCCATGATAACACGGAAGGCATACAAACCTTGACGTTGTTGGATTGATTCAAGATATGGATTCACAATGTTCAAGAAACGAGTTCTTGTTTGTGATGTATTTTGTTCAAACACAAGGTATCTTGTAGAAGAAGCAATAAACTTCTTAGCAGCAATCAACAAACGGCGAACATTTATACGGTCAAGTGCAGACGGGCGACCTTGAAGTGTCTTTTGTCCCCATACACATACACCTGATGCAGGGAATACTGCAATAGGATTTATTCTACCTTCGTATAATTGGTCTCTTTCAGCTTGTGTTAATCTTGTTTTTACTTCAATTACTTCTGTTAAACCACCACGATTCAAACCAGCAGGCGCAAACCATTCAGCGGCAACACGGTCATTGAACGCAATTACACCAGGAAGAACTACTGATGGTGGAACCCATACAGGTTTATTTCTATCCAAATCAACAATCTTAACCCAAGGATAATATGTTGCGGCATAATTTGTATCTAAACCTTCCATTGCAGATACCGCAGTTGTTATATTATCATCTATACCAACGGAATCCATTACATAGAAAGCATCACCACGGGCTTCACACATTTCAAAGGCATAAGAAGTAATTCCAGAGTGTAATGAATGAACAACACCAGGAGTTACAACCATATTTACATCAAATTCATCCGCATTTGAAATAGTATCAAGTGCCTTTTTGTAAGCAACGTATCCACTTGCGGCCTGATTTGATAAGTCAAATCCTTGTGTATTTGATGCCAACATATGTGTTCCTGTTTTCTTTTGAAGATTCGGCTTGTGTCCGTCAAATCCTCCTTGGAATGGAATCATGAATTTACGAGTGTCTATTGAAGTGTTACTTGTTAATGTAATTGATCCACTATAAGGACTTGTTGGAGTTGGGAAATTAGCAGCAGCATGTTGTGTGTAATCACCCAAATAGAAATCCACGTTAGATCCAGTAGATCTGTTAGCAGCAACAGGAAGTGGTCTTAAATAGTTAAAGTTATCAGTATTTGAGAAATCATAACTAAACCCATAATAAACTCTCTTATTGTAAGCAGAACCAACAGTTTGTGAACTGACATAAGTTGCAGCAGCAGGTTGTGTAAATCCATCAGGAATTGGAGTATTGAGTGAACGGAAACCAAACGGTACTAAATTAGGCGATACCGCACCATTCTTAACTGCCTCTGTTACTTCAACTCTAATAAATTTTGATTTATTTGAATAATCGCCATTTACAACAACTTTACCTTCATCTGTAATCGTGACATATCTATCACCGATTACACGAGCAATATATCTCGGTGAATTTGGATCAAGTGTACACTTAAATGATTCAATTGTTGCTGGTCTTATATCTTCATCTTGCCATCCAAACGGTGTTTGTGGAAGTTTTGATTGATCAACATATCTTACAACAATATCAAAATCTCCGTATTCGGAACCTGCAATTGTTCCAGCAGGACGAATATTTGCAACACCAATTTTAATTTCATAGTTTGAATGAATACCGTGAGAAATTGTTTCAAATCTAAACAAGTCTACTGTATTGGCACCAACTTTTTGGGATGTAACCCAAGGAGTTTGAGCGGCCAAATAATCATCTGTGAAATCCCATTCTGGTGAATTTAATGAACCACTTTCAATTATTAACTTTGTTGCACCATCTGCAGCAAGTGACGCCGATGCCTGTTGTGTAAAACAAACATAATTGTAAACTGCATTTGTTCCATACGGGTTATATCCAAAAAGATTTCCTATAAATGATGCATTATTTGGATCAATAGATGAACTAAAAGATTCACCGTTTTGATCCAAAGCATTTGTAAATGTTGATTGATCGGTTTCCATAGCACCGGATATTGTAAGCACAAAACTACCACTATTATTTGATGTTAGTGTAGATTTTGCAAACATACTTTCATCATCGTCATTTCCAATAGCAAACGTTGGATGTAAAAATGATATTAACTTTTTACCCCATGAACCAGTTGCAACAAGAGCAAGAGGATGTGTAAGTGTATAACCACCTGATCCTAATACTCTAACAATAGTTGCACCACCTGCATTATTTAAATAACTTTTTGCAGTATATGGCAAGTATGATTGTTCATACAAACTACCAAATTGAGCAACAAAATCTTGATAGCTGCTCACTGCAACCGGAACAAAAGCCGGTCCTTTAATCGTGGGTCCTATAAGTGCAGCACCAATAGCCCCCACACCTGTTTGGAGGAAGGACAAATCTTTTTCATTGGTAAATACACCAGGACTTATTATTCTTTCACTAGCCACTTATTATCTCCATAAAATTATAGAATGAAATCTGCATATAAATATCGTGCAAAAAATCAAAACTATCATTCAGTTGGTATAAATTTGCCGGAATCCAAATCTAAAACACCATCACCGTATTTTTCATTCAATGATTTAACCAAATCCGTTTCTTCGGTTTGTAAATCAGAATATTTTGTAAACAAATCTTCTCTGATTTGTTTTACTTGATCCAATCTCTTATTAAGCAAATGTAACTCAATTTCAATTTGACCAATTTGTGCGGTTGTGATTGCATATGCAGACTGTAAACCTTTTACCCTTTCAATATCAGACTCATTAAATTCTTTTGATATTTGTTCACCCGCAGAATTTTCATTGTTTTCCGATACTGATTCGTTTGGCAAAACTAAATCATCTGATGACTTTTCACTAAAACTAGACATAAAAAACCTCAATTAATTATTGTTAAATTACTCATATAAATATCAATCAATTTCATCTGGATATACTCCAGGCGAATTATTTAATGATATATCTGTGAATTTTTTTTCTTTACGATCTCTTTCTTTTGATTGTTCAGTCACATCTTCATTTATTGGTTTGTATACTATTCGGTTGTAATCATCAAAAAAATCACTACTTACCGTTCTATCAACCAATTTTACTTGATTAGGACCAACAACTCTCTTTGTTGTTGTTTGCATTGCAACTTCTTTTGGAAGTAAATATCCATGAACTAATAATTGAAAAGATGCTCTAACCGTTCTATCTTGACCGGTTGTATTGTTATCTTCAACTGTAAATCCGTCTATGTGTGTTGCAAACTTAAAATAATTTTTATCACCAAATGATTGACCACCAAAGTAAATAAAATTCTCTATAACATAATTTAATTGATTTTGATATTCACACCAAATTATGAAATCATATGTTACATCAACATAATCAGGAATTGGAGTTAAAAAATATTCATTTGATTTATTTGCACTATACAAATTGCTAAACTTATCATATGGATTTAGTGTATTATATTTTTGTTTAATTGCGTATGATACATGATATTGATTTGCAACTTTATTTCTACGCAATTCATTTTTTACAGTAACACCTGAACGTCTAAATGTAATAAGTGGAACTATGGTTTTACCTTTCTTATCTTTTAGAAAACCATCTTTTTGAATTGATGCCCATTTTTCTGCATTTGCATAGATAGTTGGAACGGTAATAAATTCACCATTATCTTCAACTTTTAACTGTATTTTTTTGTCTATAAAGTTTTTTATAGCATAATCAATATCATATAGTGTAATACCAAAACTACGAACTTTATCTTTATCCCTACGAACTTGTCTATGTCTATTACTTCCAATATCGTGAATTGGATTTGCCTTCAAATTTGTATTATCAATAAAACTATCTTGTGTTCTACTGATTGGTGGTTTTCTATATTTACTTGAATTACGCATTATATGTTACCTGGCAAATCATTTGCATCATTTATTATTTGTGGTCTAAATTCTTCTATGTGTATTCTCGACCTTCTTGTTAAGTGAGTATTAGCTACAATAGAAACATTATGTCCCCATTTTTCAGTAGCAAAAGAATAATCAGGATTTTTACCACCAAAAAATTGATTTTCTTGAATAGCATCAACTTCCCAATAATCACCATTATATTCAATAACGTCACCAACTTCTATAAAGATTTCTACTTCCTTTAAATACTCACGTATAAACGCAAATATTGCAGACTGTTGGTAATCTTGACCAAATTCAGTTCCTTCATATGTTTGTGCCTGATAATCTATTCTTGCAGGAACTTTTACCGGACTATGATAAATCTTTTTATCAGACTCATTGTATAGGTTTGTTTTTGTATTTTCTATTGAAAGTTTGTAAATAGCAACTTCCGTATCAATTATGTCATTTAGTAATTCCATATTGAATTTGTGAATAATACCAGCATCTCTTTGTCCATGAAATAGTGGCATTGTATCATCCTATGTAAATTGATAAGGGAGTTCCATTCAAACTTGCACCAAGTGCTTCTGTTTCCAATCTTTTTGCTTCCAATAATTTACTTCTTGTCATTGTGTCTAACATAGTTCTTAATTGTTCTACTAATGTCTGTTTTTCAGCTGTTGCAGCAGAAAGTAAATCAGCAGCATTTAATGTAGTCTCACCATTTGGTATTGGTATACTTCCATATTTACCGCGAATATAACCAAGCATTTCTTTAGCGAGTGCAAGACCAAATGAATATATCCAAGTTTTTCCAGGAGAATTTATATTTGAGTATGTCATATGATTGTAAGGAGCGTTTGACATATCAGAAACTTGTCCATTTGGATATTTTAATGGATTGCTTCTTTCTTCCTTAACAATATACTCAATCCACAATTTGAAGTCTTTTGTTGGAACTGGAAATATACGAAGTTCATTATTGATAAGTTCAAATGTAAATGCCGATTTACGCATCATATCGTTAAATTCTATTGCCTGTACACGTAATAAATCTGCATACATAGGCATTAACATAAATGAAACACCGGTTGAATAAGCACCAAATCCAAATGTATCTAACATTGCTTGATTACCCAAATACGGATCGTAAAAACGAATAGACGCTGGTGGTGAATAGTGATGAACTCTTTTTATTTCTATTGAACCAGTTGGAACCTTTATATCACGAATTAATGTATCAAGATTATATTTTTGTTTACCTGAAGAAATATCAATTGAAGATGAATGAAACTTTACATTACCATTTGTAAATGTTTCACTACCATATTCTGTTGCAAGTTGAACAAGTCCACCCATGTTTGTTGATATATTTCGTTGTGTTACGTTAGATCCAGTAGATGAACCAATTAAACTTAAAAGATTTTGTTGTATATTAAATTGATTTACATGATAAGAATATTCATATACCGCTTCTTCTAGACAAGTATAAAAATTTACGTCTTGTAATTCAACATCAACTATTGGATAACCTAATCTTTTAGCACACCAATCTGCAAATGAATCTGCATCATTTTGAAATTGATTATCGCTATCAAATGTTCCAAACGGTGTACTACCAGTTGTAAAACTGGAACTACCAGGCCAAATAGGAATTTCTACCATTTACTTCTCTGATTTGTTTTCTTCAAAATACTTCAATATATCATCAACAATAGGATGACGGTGGTTTGTTTTTAATTCATAAACCCCTAATCCGTTTATTTTATCTTTCATATTAAATAAATATGGCAATCCAGAATCTTTTTTCTGTTTTAAGTCTATTTGTGATATGTCACCGGTTAGCATCATTTTTGAATTGATACCAAGACGAGACAATATCATTTCCATTTGCGCTTTAGTAACATTTTGTGATTCATCTACTATTACACATGCATTTACAAATGTTCTACCACGAAGAAAACTGATAGGAGCAATTTCTATCTTATCTTCCATCATCAACTTTTCAATCTTTTCCTTATGATAAAGCTGGAACATATTTGCCTGTATAGGAGACAACCAAGGATCCATTTTTTCTTTTATATTACCTGGAAGAAATCCTAAATCCTCGTTTGATACGGTTGGTCTTGTAATTATTATCTTTTCCACTTCACGATAGAAAAAACATTCAAGAGCAATTTGAGTTGCCAATAATGTTTTACCTGAACCAGCTTTACCAACAAACACCGAAATAGTATCACGGAGAGCATCCGCTTTTATTCTCTTTTGTTCTTCATTCAGAGTAAGTTGAAATTGTATTTTATTTTTAATCGTTTTTCTTCCTTTTTTTATACCAGTTGTATTAAGACTTGAAACTTCTTCTTCACTCAACAATTCTTTGTTGTTATCGTTTTCCTCGTTATGTTCAGAACTCATAATGGCTCCTATAATAATTTAGAAAGGGTGTCTCCCATTGATTTTACGTCAGCTTCAATTTCAGATAATATATTATCCAATTTCTCAACTTTATGGGTCCATTCAAAACCTACAATAGCGATAAATTCCGATCCTTTTCGTATCGGATAAACCACTGCTGATTTAGACCCTCTCTGTGAAAAAAATGCTTTGGTAATTAAGTCCTCTATATTATCTACAACAGGATATACCGCCTTGTGATTTACTACATCTTCAACGAAGTTTGAGTAAAGAGACATCGGTAAGTTCTGATATTGCTTAAACTCCGTGCTAACCCCTTCTTCGAGTGATTCAAATGAGGTTGAGAGTTTGGTCATGGATTTGCCTGTGTTGTATTTACCACCGTTGTGTCTTTGAAGAATGAATGCACGCTGACATTTATATTCTTCTAACAGTTGGTCTAATATGGTTTGGATTAGTTTGGAATGAGAAATCTCTCGGTCAATCTTTTTTTGTTTGTATTCACCGTATTTGTATTTGAGGAACCAAGATAAGAAAACACCAAGAAGTGTGGCCATACTTGATACCGCCAAAGAGATGATGTCCATGTATTGAATTTGAGTTTCCATTTGTAATAAATAGCAAAGTGATAATAAAAAAGGGTGACAAATATCACCCTTGATGAAAATTTATTTTATAGTATTTTAAGCAAACAATTTTGATATTGTATCTGTTAAGAATTTACCAACACCAACTTCACCAGCTTTCACAGCAGTTAGAGCACCTTCAATTCCAGCCATAACACCTGATCCTTTAGACACAGCATCTATTGCACCTGCACCAGATACAACAGCAAGTGAAGCAACAATAACAGTATGAACAACATTAGCAACTTTTTGTTGTTTATCTGCCGGCAATTGTTTAAATCCAGGAATGAATGTCAAACCTTTAAGAATTAGTGATGTTATTTTACCATGCCATTTGTGTCCTGCATGAATAAGTTTTTCACCAGCTTTACCACTTCCACCTAAAAGTAATGAAAGACTTTTGACAATTTTACCAATAAGTTCTACTATTGCAGGAATAGCCATTGCAAGCGATACTATGAATAAAGTTGTTATTTCTTCATTCATAGCTTGACGAGTTTTTCCTTCTGTTAATGCCTTCTTTTTTCTTTTTATTGACTCATTTGCAACTTTAGCAAGTGCAGGTTGTTTTTTGAGAGCATCTTCAACTGCCTTTTCATCGTCATTTTTTTTATCAACGTCTCCACCAATTTTTGAAAGACCAGCTTCCATATCTTTAGCAGCTTTTTCAAAAGCAGCCATAACATCTTTTTCATCTTGTGGGTTAACCTCGTCTTCTTCTTTGAGATAACGCAAAACTTCATTTCTGATAATACGTTTTAACTCCGATTCTGTTAAGGTTGCAATTACTTTTTTTTGTTTCATCGAATACTCCATCCATATATTTCAAATTAAATTATTTGCTTTAGAATAAATATGTATTAAAAATAAAAAAGGAGTGAGAAAAATCTCACTCCTTTATTTTCATCAACCCAATACGGTTTAGATGTCACCGAGAGAATCTATTTGGATAAGACCATAGAACTCAGGACGAACAATCTTCTTCGCATAACGAGTCATCACGCCTTTTCTTGGTGTGAAGTTCGTTGGGTCGTATACTAACGGTGTCATTACGAGTGGAATGTATGGAGCATACACAGCACCAGTTTCGAGGAATTGTGTTCCACGGAAACCTACAAGAACTTGATTTTCAAGCATGTAAGGATTCTTGTAAACTGTGATACGGCCATTCAATTGACCAACTTTTTGAACACCCATTGCGAATTTCATACCTTCACCATCAACTGCATAGCCAGGCATTGATTCAAGTATTGTAGCAACTTGTGGAGAACATACGAGGAAGTTTGCACCACCACGAAGTGTTTTCTGATGAATTGTGTTTGATACTTTTTGAATCTTTGTGCCAAGTGTTTGGAACCATGTTTGTTGGTTAAACGCAGAAGCAGCAGCTTGGTTTGTAGCATAGTCACCGAATGTGCTTGTAGCAGCATCATATGTGCGACCGATGCGAGCAGACCATCTTTCTGTTGTTTGTGCATTCTTAATCAACATATCAAGAATTTCCAAATCAATTTCTTGTGAAATGTATTCGGACAACATTGATGTCAATTCAGCTTCAGCATCGATTGAGTGATATGCATTCAAATCTTGTGCAAATTCAGGTGTCCATACTGCCTTCAACTTACGTGTTTTAGCAACAATAGATTCTGAACGCAATTCTAGATTGATTTCTGGAATGTCAAGACTTCCACCAGCCAAACCATCTTCAAAGTCACCACGACTTGTAGCAGTTGGTTGTTTTTCATAAGAAACAACTGCATTAACAGGAACTGCAGAAGCAGATACTACAAATGTAATTTGTGTATTTGTTGTATTTGAAGTTGTATATTGTGGGAAATAACCCAAAATATTTGAACCAGAAATCTTAAAAGCACGGATTGCCTCTGAATCATGATCAGTCATTGATGCAGAAGAAACTGTGATTGTAAAGATTTTACCAGCTGCAAGTGATGCGGAATAAGCATTTTGAAACTCTGTGTCATACTGATATACAGATGGTGTTGAGTGTGATACTGAACCAGTAGCCGCATTTCCATTATTAACAGTTGATACTGTTATAGTTTGAGCAGCTGTTGTTGCCTCATTGATTGAATAACCGAAACGACCTGCACCATAAAGACCGCCTGAAGGATCAGCGTCTTTTGCGTCTTTACCGGTTATACCAAATACTGAATCAGCTTGTGAATCTTTACCAGCATTTGCTGTAAAGCCAGGTTGTGCTGTTCCATATTTGAAATCCAAGAAGAACACAAGACCAGAAGGCAAGTTCATTGGTTGAACAGAAACAAAGTCTTTCGCAGCAATTTCAGAGAAAATACGGCGAACCAATGGAAGTGCAACACCAGCCCATTCTTCTGAACCAGCTGCTGTACCTGTTCTGTTTGATTCTTCGATAAGTTGTTTTGCTTGATTTTCGAGAAGAACTGCAATAGAGTTCTTTTCATATTCGTTTTTCAAATTATCAAGAAGACCAGTTTTTGCCCATTTATTGACAATCTGCTTGTTTTCTTTGATAAGTTGCTTATGGGGATTACCCGAAGTATTTAATAAATTTTGTATACTCATTGTTTTTTCCTTAAAAAATTATTTCAAACCTGCTAATTTACGTAAACGATTTGCCATATCATCACCTTCATTTAAGATTGGTTTTGATGGGCGTGTGCTTGCGGTTGGTTTAGACGCAAAAGATTCTTTAATTTGTTTAATCTTTGTTGTTCTTAACGATTCGCAAAGTGTAGCATAAACTAATTTGACTTCACGAAGACTTGATGCACGATCAAAGTTTTCTATAACAGTCATTTTTTGTTTTTCATTCAGTGAATGCTTACGGAATAATTTGTTTGAGAAGAGCAATTTAGAGTTCAAAAGATTGACTTCATTAATTTTTGAACGTAAGAAAGAAATTACAGCATATGCCTCACGAAGTTTAGCTTCTGCCATTTCTTTTTCCTTTTCTTCTTCCGCTTCTTCAACTTTTTCTTCTTCTTCTTCCTCACGAAGAGCACGCAAAACTTCTTTGATGTCTACTTCTTCTTCGTCTTCACCTTCTTCAACTTTTTCTTCAGCTTTTTCACCTTCTTCTTCTTCACGAAGAGCACGGAGGATTTCTTTGATTTCAGCAACTTCTTCGGAGTCTTCATCTTCTTCTTCAACAAGTTGAACAAGTTTTTCACCCTTATCTTCTGTGCTGTCATCAGACGCTACTGCTGATGGTTTCTTATTGTCACCGGTTCCAATTTCAGATGAATCAATGTCTTCTTCTAATTGACGTATAATTTCCATCAATTCTTCATCCATTGGTTCTTCTTCATCTTCACCTTCTTCAACAGGTGCTTCTTCTTCTTCAGCTTCCTCAACGGGAGCTTCTTCTTCTTCGGCTTCTTCAACCTTTTCTTCTTCGCCTTCGCCTTCTTCCATAGCAGGTTCTTCATCTTCACCTTCGCTATAGAATCCGTATTCTTCTACGGGTGCTTCTTCTTCACCCTCGCCTTCCTCAACTGGCTCCTCGGCTTCTGCCTCCTCTGCCAACTTTTGGGAAAGCATAGACTGCAAACGCGGAGTGAATGCTTCTTCCAATGCCAATTTAGCGTTTGCCAATGCTACTTCCTTAACAGCTTTAGCATCTGCAATTGCTTCTTTCAATAAATCATTCATAAAAATCTCCAACTATTTTTAGTGTTATTTGAAACACTAATTGCAATAAAAAAATAATATCGGACTCTATAACGGATAGAGTATTTCGTAAGTATAAGTATGTAAAAAATTATTTTTTTTCTATTTTCTGTGTAGAATTTTGGGTAGGACCATACTGAAAAATTGATTTTGCGTCATTTTCAGTATAAATGTATCTTTTATCTCTGTCTACTGTGTCAATTTTTTTTTCATCGGCCATAGTTCTGCTCCACTAATATCTTGTAGATATTTCTTGTATCATTAAAACCCTGTATTGTATATCTACAATTTCTTGGCAATGTTACTTCTGTTTCGTGACAATAATCATTTGAATGACACGGTAGAGTCAATATAGAAGTTCCAGCAGGAATAAAAAATTCAAAAAGTGGTAATCTTTTTTTTCCGGTTCCTTCGGATATAAGAGGATTTAATGATGTAGTTACGAAAGATTTATCAATCCATTGACCTTCATCTACAAACATTTGTAATACTTTATTATTTTCTACTGAACGATATGTTACTATGTTATATTGTAAAGTTTGTGGTTCTTCTAAAAATGCATAATCCATTTCATATATTGTAAATGCATTCATTGCACTATTATATTTTTTTTCTCTTTCATCGCCTTCTTTGGGTTTACCCAATTTTATTTGAGTTTCAATTTCTTTTTTACTCACCGATGGTTTGGAAAAACGTATTATATTGTTTATTTTATTGGAATTTATGTAGTAATACTGCAAAGCCATTATTGTCTGTGTGTCCAATTTTCCCTTACTTATTAAACTGTGTTTTGATACTGCTATTGATTCTATTTTTTTATACAATTTTGAAAATTTTATTTTATCATCACCAATGGATAAATCATACATATCTAGTATATCTTCATAATCATAATTCAATAAGTGTTCGCGAGTTTTTGGGTATAGATTATCAGTTTTTATATCTAATTTCTCTGTATCAACTTTATTTAAAAAACCAACCGTTTTCAATCCAGTTTTTTCTTCGTTTGGTTCTTTTGGTTTTTCTTCAGGTTTTTTTTCTGCATCATCATCTTTTGGTTTTTTTTCATCAGTTTTTTCTGATGAATCAGTTGAAGGTTCTTCTTCTGGTGTTTCCTCCGAGGGTTCAGCATCAGGTTCAACGGAAGTTTCTGCGGGTGTCTCTGTTGGAGTTTCAGCTGCGGGTTCAACAGGAGTTTCTGCTGGTGTTTCAGCTGCGGGTTCTTCTTCCTCTTTTTTTGGTGCCTTTTCTTTGGGCGCAGATTTTTGATGTTTTGCCGGATCAAAACTTTTTTTGCTTATGTAATAAGATTTTCCACTTTCTTTATTAACAACAAGCATTTTATCTGGATCTTGACTTGCAGGTTTTTCATCTTCTTCTGATAAAGAAAAAGACCTTTCCAGGTTTTCAACAACTTTCCGCACTTCTTTACGGATTAGTTTTTCAATACTAGCAAAGGTCATTTTATCTCCATTAAATATTTTCCGAATCAAGTTTACGTTGTCTCCTTACAGCCGCATTTCTTTTTTCAGATTTTCTTTTTGATGGTTTGATATATTCCATACGATTTTTATATTCTTCAAGAATACCAGCTTCTTTAACTTTACGTTTAAAAACCTTAATCATTGTATCTACATTCATTCCACCTGCCTTTACTTTTACATGAGCAGGTTTTGAACTGGTATAAACTCTGTCTGACATAACATATTCCTTATTTATTTTTTTATTTCGTAAAACGTTCCGAGTTGTTTACCTATATTCTCGTAGATAGACTCCAAGGTTCTTTGTAACTTAACTATTTTTTCTGATATTTTTTGAAATTCATTTACCGATTCTTTCAATCGTTTTGAGTTTCTTCTGTGTGATACACCTTCAAACCAATCACCAGATTCCTCAACCATATTCTTACTTGCAAACTCAACTATTCGTTTAATCTCTGAAACAATTTCTGGAAGTGCCTTCGATCGATGAACAACTGAACGATATTCATTATATCTTGAAATTGCCTCAATATATTGTTGTTTTTGTTCAGAAGTTAATACTTTTGTACTAAAACGTTCAGACATTACTTCTTGAACCGCATCAGAAACCAATTTATTTATTTCTTCCCTTGTCATTGTTGTTTTTGTTTCACCTACTTTTTTAGGAAGACCAGCATGTTTTGTGCTTGCAAATTTTTCCAATTCCTTTTCAGACATTGATGATGCCAAATCTTTTACGGATTTACTAACATCACTTGAAGCAACTTTACCTCTTTTGTAAGAAAGAGCTAATCCCATTAACTTTTGTTGCTGTTGGCTGAGAGCAGGCATTATTTATCTCCAAATATGCATTCGCAGACATTACCTATTTCACAAATAATGTTTGTTATGTTATTATGAATACGATTTATCTTGGGATCAATTTTAGCAATAGTGGATGTGGAAATTCCTTCTATAATTAAACCTTCATGTAAACCTTCTTCCATTCCTTGTGGGTACATGAATGCACCATGTGTTGAAGGATTAGATACAAAATCCCAACCGATCAATTCAAAGTCATCCTGTACTTCTACTGTGCTTTCATTTACTTCTTCTACTGAACCCAAACCTCTTGATGATATTCCAAGACGAATACCTGCACCAAGAAGTTGTTTTAATATATTTCCAGAAGGTGTTGGTAGTATTTCAACCGTTCCAACAACATCATTACCTTTCCAATCTACACCAAGAACATTGTGAGAAACATTACGAAGATTGATTACAGATGAATCCGGATGGTCAAGTTCTCCAAGAGCACGGTTTTCTTTTATTTGATTTTCGGCATACTTTTTAACCTCACGCATCAAAATTTTTTTTGGATATACTCTACCGTTTTGATTTTTTGCTTCAGCTCTCTGTAAAACACCCGAAACTATAACTTTACCATTATTTTTTTTTTCGGATTCTGCAATTAATTTTGGACTTGCAGAAAAAAGTATAGTATCTACGAGTAGTTGTTTCATTTTATGCACCTAATTCGTGAATCTTTTTTGTAATTCTGTTTATTCTTTCTGATATTTTACGCAATCTACTCATTGATTCACCCCAAAGAGTTCTTTGATCAACATTCATTTCTGTTTTTAGTCTTAATGCATGTTCAACAACTCTTTCAACTTCGTAAATTGTTCTGTTTATGTTCTTAATAGAATCATTTATTTTTCTATTTGAGCTTCGGGTTTCGTCAGTTCTAAACTCTTTATACGTTCCTTCATTTATCACGCCCATCGCCTGTTTGTATACAGACTCATAATTTTTCTTTTTTGTTTTTGGAACAATTTTATATCCATAAACTTCAGCAGTTTCTTTATTGTGTTCTTCAAAATCTTCTTCACTTTTAGCAAAAGCGTTAGGAGTTTGATATCCAGGAACAGAAGCAGTCGTGCTCATTTCATCCAAAGATAATTCTTCGGTAAACTCACGGTATTCTTCGGACTCTTTAAGTTTTTTTATGAAAGATTCAACATTCATATATTACCTAATAACTTGATTACGAATTAAAATATACGAATCAGCTGCATCTGTAACGTGTTCGATTGATAGTTCATGGATATATCCTTTTGCCAATTTACTTATATCTATACTACCACCATTTGAAAGATATACAGTTCCAGCTGCACTAGTATGTGGAATAATAGCACCTGCACCATATTCAGAACCAGTAAACCACATTGTTCCAGTTGCTGGTATTGATTTCAGCCACTTGCCGGGATGTCCCTTTTTTTCAAATTCGTTTGCCTGTGATGCAGGAAAATTATATGGGTGTATTTCATTGACTGACATTATTTACTCCATGATAAATCGTCTATTAAACTATAATAACGAAGTAAAGCAGATATATGATTTTCTTCTACTTTCTTTATATTTTCATATTCATCCAAAAGACCTGCAACTTCTTGTAATTTTATCTTCAAAGATTTGTCCTTTACTCTATGCATATTTTTAGTGAACAATCTTTTAATAGTTATCGCTTCTGTTTGAACGAGTGACTTTAAATTATTCGTATTGCTTACATTTTCAATATATTCTCTCAATAATACTTTTTGTGATTCGGAAAGATTGCTATATTTTGCATTAAATTTTTCTACTAAATACTTGTATGCCATCAATCTAACTTCTTTTGGTTCTTGTGCAATAGCAACATCCTCGGTCATTACAGACATATTTGGTTTTGATGTTATATTTTCAAGTATAGTTATACGAGATTTTGTAATCTCAACTGGATTATCTAATTCATTGTACTCAAAAACTTTGTATAATGAAGCAAGAAGTTTGTAATTTTGAACTTTTGTTTGAAAAAATACATCAATGTCAAAGTTTTCTTTGATTGATTTTATCAATTCATACTTTTCACTCTGTAATTTGTGTCTATTTAACCCGCGTCTTGCCTTTAATACGGCCTCTATTAACATATTTGCCTTTGTTTCTGACTTTAATTTTTCGTCACAAAGTGTTTTATAGAGTTTATATTCCTTAATAAGTTCTGTATTCTTATTAAAGTATTTTTTAAGAATCTGAATTGCAACAGATTCATTGGAAGAAATAATATCTGATGTTATTTGACGAGTCAATAACTCAAACAACATTGCAGTATTTTTAAATTTGGAATGTTTTATTTTCTTCATTGTTCCTTATACCTGTTTATGTGCACTTTCATAGAATAAATATAGGCAATTTTACAATTCATCTAATAAATTGTTCTCATTTAGTAAATTTGATTCATTTTCTTCTTTAATAGATGGTTTTAAACTCTCTGATATTATTTTTTTTGTCTTAACTTTTATACCAGACATACTATCTATCAACTTACCTATATCACGATTTTCAAGAGATAACGGAGAATTTCCTTTGTAGTTAGCTTTTGGCGAATTATTAACTTTAAGTGTATTACCAACATCTTTTTTGCCAAGTGGATCTCTTCCAAATGGACTACTATCTGTTGAATAACTTAAATTCTTAGCAGGTCTACCTGCACCTGGCCAACCACCTTCTGGAACTTCATTGTCATTTATCATTTTGTACCCACTTCCACGAATTTGCATACTTGCAATATCATGTGGAGTGCCAAACGATTCCTTTGTTACAGCAGGATCATTACCTTCGTTCTCAATTTGTTTTTGACGGAATGCATGTTTAATATCTTCAAGAACTTCATTCTTTTCAAATTCTGCCTGGTCTTCTGAAAGGTTAAATAAATTTGAATAGATATATTTCATTGAGAGTAATTTTTTCTCTATTAGTGTTCCCGCCAAATCTACCTTTTCTTTCATCAAAGCAACTTTTTCTTGTTCATATATTATTGAAGGACCCGTTAAACCTAATTCAAAGTTTACCAAATCTGCATTCTCATATCCCTGTGAATAAAGATGAACAATAGCAATTTTTGTTAATTCGGAAACAACAATTCTTTGAACTCTCTCTATTGTTCTGGCAAAACGAATATCAAGAGCAGCAAGTGTTGCCTTTCCTTCTATACTTTCATCATAGCCCAAATATGGTTTGGGAACTTTAAGTGCAGCAAAAATTTTACTTTTAAGATATTCAATATCTTGAATTGAATCATATTGTAATCCAGCAAGAGTTTCAATAGATGTACCGGATTGACCGCCACGAACAGGAAGATAAAAGTCTTCCAAAAGATTTTGCATATTAAATCGAAGATTGTAGTCACCCGTTTGTTCATTGATAACAGGTGTCTTCTTCATTCTGTTCATAAGATTATTCATATATTGATCAACTTCAGCAGGAGGTATATTTCCAATATCAACTTTAAATATACGTTTTTCCGGTGCACGCATGATACGGTGTATCAGCATAGCATCTTCCATAAGAAGAAGTTGTTTAAAAAGTTTTCGTGCTCCCTCTAGCATAGATTTACCATACGGTAAAAAGTTCGTATCACCGAGTAAACGAAAATGTGCTATCTCATAATTTTGAAATTCACCTTTACCAAGTGGACCTTCATAAATAAATTTTGTCATGTAGATATGTTCAGGATCAGTTCCTTCTTCTCTTTGCATTTCGTATGGTGAAAAGGGAACAACATTTGTTACACCCAATTCATCTTTTACATCCAGATACAAATAAAAGTCACCATACTTACAAAGATTACGTATCCATGGCCACAAATTATATTCTATATTGAGAACATCATAAAAAAGGTTTCGTAATATCTTACGAATATTATCATTATCCGTTTTTATAGTAAGAACATCACCTGTATCATTTTTTAGAGTGCTTTCATCGGCATATATGTCAAGTGCAGATGATATAATCGCATCAGTGTCCATTGCCTCATAATCTGTATAAAGATCTATTTTTGTTGCTGAGAATGAATTGTATTGATTGTATACGGATATTGGTGTTCCCTTTGTTCCATGCAATCTGCCGTAACGGTCAATAACTTTCGATGTATGTGGGTTTCCATCACCTTGATAACGAGCAGTATCAACAACTTTTAATTTTTTTCCACCAACATTACGAACAACAACATTGGTAGAAAAAAGTGTTTTTAACCTATCAAACAATGATTTATTTTGAGCCATTTGTCACCTATTTTATGTAATATAAACTTAATATAAATATGTAGGAAAAATTAGAAAAGTTATTTTATTAACCATGTGAGGTCTTCATTACTACCATTAACGGTCATATTCCATCCATTTTTATCGTCACCATATTGATATGACGGTTTGAGTGGTGTGGTTGATTTTCCCATATAATCCAAACTCATTCTTGTTTTCATCAATCCCTCTTGACGAAGTTTTAGTGCAGTATCTCTAACCCAAAGACCAATTGCAAATGACATAACCAAATCGTCATTATATCCTTGTTGTGCTTCCGCCTTTGCACCATTCCAAACAAAAACATAAAGTTCTTGAACTAATCTTGATGATTTTATTATTGGTAATCTTTCACGAAAATATGTTTCTAACTTTGAAATAAGAAGTGGTCTTGTTTTAGCACTTGTAGTGAAACCCGGAACCATTTGGGATTTATCTTTTAAGTCATATCCTTTTGGAATATGAACGGATGGATCAGTATACCCATCTTCTTTGTATGTATAATAAAGATTTGGATAACCTCTATCAATAATTTGTTGAATTGCTGCCCAACCGATGTTAGCATTTTCAACTACAAGAAGAGCATCATTGTATTCTGTTGCAACTGATACCAACATATTACCATAAGTTTTTGTATCAAGTTTACCTTTATATTCTGCAACTTGTTCCATGTTTTCAACATCAATTACATGGAATGCCGAATTGTCATTTCCATCACCACGAGCAACGTCAGCAATAACCATATATGTTTTATTCGGTTCTGGATAATCCCAAATCCAATAAGCGTCTTCTGCACCACGTCTTTCTTTTGGTTCACATACATAAGTTTGTTCATACCATTGGACAAGTTCACCATCAATAACTGCTCGACCAGAGGCAAGAAAATTTCCATCACACTCTTGTTTTGCCATATCAGGACCCAATAGTATGTCTTGTTCATCACGCCATTTTTGGTCACGGTCTGGATGAACTTGCCATAATAATTCTATTGGATTAAATGCACTCTCTTTGTTTATCGCCTTTACCCATTGCTTGTGATAAAAGTTACCAACTCCATTAGGTGTAGAGTTAATTATTGCAGTTCCACCTGTAGCGAGTGTTTGTTGTGCGGATGCCCATATCTTATCTATGTCATCAATAAAGGCGGCCTCATCTATGATAAGAAGTGAAAGTGCTTCAGAACGAGCAGAGTCGGCGGCAGCAGAAACGGCTTTTATTTGTGAGCCGTTCTTAAATCGAAGTGAAAGTTTATTATCTTCTTGAACACCTGTCTTTAACCAACTTGGCATATTGTCATACATAACACGAACTTTTGTTACCAAGTTTTTTGCAGTCTCCTGTTTAGTAGCAATAACAAGAATGTTTTTATCTTGATTGAATAACATTAACCAAAGTGAATAACCCGCAATAACAGTAGATATACCCAACTGACGAGACTTTAATACAATGTTCCATCGATTAGTATTAAATTTATGAAGAACATCTTCCTGAAATGGGTATAGGTCAAATAGAATTTTGCCACGGGTTGGGTGTTGTATTTTGGCATACCTTTTCATAAAGTATACCGGATTTGAAGCACACTTTGCGTATTCTTCTTTGATAATATCTTTTAAGTTCTTACTCATTGTACCGCAAACATTATTCCAAGAACAGTACCAACACCACTAAAAAACCAAAGGAATTTATTATCATACCAACGAGGTTGAAGTTCTTGTATTATTTTTTCTAATTCTACCGTTCTTTTTTGACAAGCATCAATAACTTGTTCACGGTTTCGCAATTGTTGATGATACAAGTCAAATCTTGTTTGATGAAACTCAATTAAAGTATCTTGTGCATTTACAACTGCGGTGAGATATTCTACTGAATCACGAATGAGTTGAATTTTATTTGCCAAAGATACTACTTCGGATTTCTTAAAACATATAACTGAATCCTTTTCAGTAGCAAGCATTGATGTTACTGAAAATAATAGTGCAACTAAATACTTCATAGGTTAGTCTTTCAAAAAGTTGATAATATATTTTGTGGCTTCATCCGGATTTTTTATCTCTTTATCACGGTAAACATAGAATTTCTTTCTAATGATAAGAATACTATCCTTACGAATTTTGATAAGTGAGTCTAATTCATTTGCATGATTTTTCAATACCGTATAATCAAATTCATACTTGTTTATTAGAGCTTCCAAACTATCTGCAGTTTTTGTTGATTGTTTTAATTGTTCTTTTGAACGATTATTTTCATAAACATTGTAAAATAACAGAATAGAAAGAACTGCTATGGCAAATAACTTTATGTAATTGCCAATCTTTTGTGTCAAAACATCTTCCATAATTAACCTTTTGTATAAGTTGAAACCATTTTTGCTTTACCACGGCGAGTTGCACCGTGTTTTCTCTTTCTCGTTACAGCACTACGCTTTTGTTTTGAAGACATTGAAGCGGCTTTTGCTGCAGGAACACATTTGGGATATGCCCTCTTACCACCTTTTCGTGATTTACTTCCTGCAGAAGCGCCGCATGGTGGGTGTCCTCCACTTTTTTTCTTACGAGAAATATCTACCCACTTTTCTCTAAACCAGCCAGTAAGACCACCACTGGGTTTCTTACCTTCACGAACATATTGTGCAATATATTCTCTTATTATTTCTTTAACTATATTTTCAGTTGTTTTGTTCATACTGATAAATATAATCATTTTACATTTTAATTAGCCTTCCCAAGACAAAACCGTTGAAACCGCTTTACAAAATTCTCCTTCTGCTTTATATGCATTTGTAGCTTCATAATCAAGTATATTTAATATTATTTGATTTGATTCCACTTTTATTCTCTATTTGTTTTCATATAATTATATTTACCAACCTATTACAGCACCAACAGGTCTATTATCTTTTTCATTTTTTACCCATTTTGAAACTCCATTTACAAATAATTGTTGAGATCCACCACCATCTCCACAATCAGCCCATTCAACTTTTTTGCCTCTTTTTTTGAAAAAATCGATTAACCTATCGCCAAGTGTATACATATCAATACCAACACCCGCAAAATATGTACCATCATTAAGTTTTCCAAAAAATGGATTTGCTTTACCATAACCCGTACCTGGACTTTTGGATTTTCCATTTTCAACAATTGATCCTGCACATGTAATTGCAACTTGTATATTTTCAAGAAAATCTGCTTTAAAATCGTATTCAATTGTTCTTCCTGGTTTTGCTTTAAAAATTTTACCACTAGTTGTTCTTTTCATATCATCATCACCTTTTAAATAATAATAAGTTGGAGCCCAAGTTCTACTATGAGTTTTTGCACCATAATGTTTACCGTCATATACAGTAGCACCATTTAACTGAACAGAGCCCCATCGATACTCTGATTCATCGCCTCTACCACGACCTTGTTGATTTTCAAAATAACTCATGTTAATCCAATTTTTAAAATTTATGTTAGGATCACCCCAACCACTGTAACCTTCAGGTGGCGGACCACCACTGTAATTGATTTGTCTGCCTGTTTTATGTGGACCCTTATATCCCAATCTTTGTTTGAAAAACCCGTGAGTCGGTTGTCCGTTTCCCCAAGAATTATATCCTGTAAGTTCAAAACCAAATACAGGTCTTTTTATATTTACAACCATTTTTACATTTCCAAATTCAACGTAATCTTCAGGATCTACAGTTTCATCGGTTGGTGGTATGTTTTCATCAATTTTATTTAAGTATTTTATACTATCCCATTCTAACTTTAAAACTTTTTTCTTGTCTCTAATATCAAAACCATAATACTCACCAGAATAACCATTAAAATGTTTTTCTAATGATTGTGATAATTCCCTCAAAATAGCAAAAAGTATTATTTCCCTTTCTGCTTTGTAAGAATGTCTTGGTGTAAAAAATCTAGTAAATGCCTTTTTTAATTCTTCTTTTGATTCATCCGTATTGCCGTTTACTATTAATTTTGGCGTATCTTCAAGGTTATCACATTGACCACATTCAACGGTATGTACTTCTGATTTCGATGTTCCATCAACAACATCATCAGACCATTCAGATTTTTCCCAAAAAATTTGAAACCCATCTATTATATCTTGAAGACCTTTAGGTCCGTCTGCACCAGCAGGACTTCGCATTGATGAATTTTTTTTAAAACCAGTAGCAACTTTACTCAAAGGCAATGGTATTATTTTTTTTGTTCCGTCATTTAGTGTAAACTCCACACATTCGCAATTTCCGGAAACAAGTTTAACATTACTAATTTTATCTGAAAAGGATATTCGTGCATTATTGACTAGTGATTTTTCATAGGAATCCATAAACAATTCTGCCATATTATACGGCTCTGCGTATTTTTGTGATGGGGCTTTCAATGCATTGTATGTGCGTTCTATAAAATCTTCCATAAATGGAGTAATCTCTACGTCTGGAAATTGAACTCCATATTGTAAATATATTTTTTTAATATCATCAATAAATGCCATAACAAATTTACCAAATTTTAAATATCATGTTTTATCTATTGCACCTTTGCCACTTGAAGGCCATCCAAAACGGCATGACCAATATCTTGCTTTGTGTCTTGGTCCAGGTGATTGACAATTATGACGAGCACGAAAAGAACGCCTACGAGCAGCATTACTCTTTTTAATTTTCATAGTTTTTTTTCCACCTTCACCTTTATGACCAAAGTTTACTTTTACAACATTACCATTTGGTTTTTTAACATAAACAGAAAACTTTTTTGGACCACCTGGAGTTCTAAACGGTTTACCTAAACTAACTTTTCTTCCACGATATTCGGCTTCATTCATCATGTTTGGTTCACTTTCTTGAAGTCTAAAATGTAATTCCGTAATTTTACCACAAGGATTTGTAGCATACCCTTCGAGTTGATAACCAGGATTGATAATAGTTTCTTTTACATTACGATAACTTCCACCAGCGGCTTTATATGCCTTCACAAGAGCACCGGATGCATAAGCACTTGGCCATACTTTATATTTACTTTTAATTCTAGATTTAATTCTATTGTAAAGTTTTTTGTTTGTTGGGACTGCCCTCTCAACTATTATTGACTTCATCCGTTTCTCCGTTTTCAATTTTTGTAAATTTATTGGCAAATTGTTCCGATGCTACTGAAAATAGACTACCAACTACTATGTAAAGAAAACCATCAAAAATAAATTGTTCTACCTTCTTTTCGTAAAAAGTTGATACTATTGCCATAAATATCATAACAATAAAAGAAAAAAACATCATTACTCTTTTTGATGATATTCTGCCACTCAAACCACTAAAAGTTTCTGCGATAGCATTAAATTTTCGCATCCTTTTCTCCCAAATCATTTTCCAATTTTTCAATAAAATTTTTTCTAAACTCTGAAAATTCTTTTTCAATTTTTTCCAACAGTTCTTCTTTATTGAATGGCGTGTTCCATTTTTCATTATCACCAAAATCATTTGTAAACTCCAAACGAGATAATTCTTCTGCAACTAAATTTTTATCACGTTCTGCGTCTTCTAACCAAGCAAGTGCATTTTGTTTTAATTTTGTTTTTTCATATTCATCCCATTTTCCTTCAAGACGAATTTTATGTTCCATATCAACAACACAATCAAAACACATACCATGTATTTTTTTCATCTTTTGGTCAAGTCTTTTTGGCATTCCACAAGTGCAATTTTCTTTTGGACAATTTGGAAATGTATTCAAATAATGATGTAACTCTTGTTGCCACTCTTTTCCTAATTTTACTTTATATCCATTTTTTTGTTCCCACTCATTTCCATCTTCATCAAACCACTTGTCACCAATTTTACGAATTTCGTTATCTTCTTTTTTATCTGCAGAAAAACCAACTTGAACTTTTTGCTGACTATCGTGTTCTCCCGCAAGAAGTTTTTTTACATCTTGTATACTATCAATTTTAATGTCCATAACATAACCTTTTATTTTATTATTTCATTGTAAACTTTATTCCAAAATTTTCTTGTTATCATGTGAAGTGGTCTCAATTCACCTTTTTTCTTTTCAACTTCTTTTAACTTTCCACGTTTTGTATTGAACTTGGAAACAATCATATTAAATATATCAACATCAAACCAACCAAATATAGAAATGAAACGTGATTTTAATTCTGCCAGTTTAGCACTTCTGTCACCTAAAGCAGCAGAAATACTTTTTGATGTCATTTCGCCAAAACTTGGAATATCATAACGAACATGATTAACAACCATATAATAAACATAGGGATTTTGAATATCTTTATATGGCAACTGACTTGTTCCATTCCATTTCATCAATCTTTTGTAATCTTTCAATTTTGAAACATGATCTTTATCTACCGCATAAATTACAATTGTGCTATCACTATCAAATTGTTCAATGACATTTGTTGCATGAAAAGGTGTATTTGATTGCATAATACGTTTAACATTATGTCTTTTCATTATCATAGACTTTTCATCAAATGTTAGTGGTTTTTCTATCGGATCAGTGATGTCATCAGTAACTATAAAAACATCTTCTTTATCAAATTTACGGCAAATTCTATCATATTCTTCTTTGTGATACATTGCCATGGGTTGAAATTTACCAGGATAAATAACAAGAACATCCTTATCTACCAAATCATTTTCATTGAATATGGCAAGGTTCATTTCTTTTATCAATTTAGTAATTGGATTATTCATTTTCTGTTCCAGGTTTAATAGGCCAATTTATATTAAAAGGATCCGTTTGTAAAGTTATATCACGCAATGCCTGACGGTAAATTTGCCATTCGGTTTGTTTTTGGTTTGTTAATGGCGAATCGGGTAACTGTGTCCAATCGGTTTCTGATAAAAGTTCATTTCTTCTATCGCGAATCGCGCGCCACATCCCTTCTGTTTCTTCTGTTATTTCCTGTTGAGTTTTATCCTTAACTTTTTGATATTCAACTACTTCGTTTTCTTCTATAACAAAGTCACTCCCATCATAGTATTGATTTTCATTTTTTTGAGCTTCAACAAATCTATAAGAATACCAACCGTATTCTTTTAATTTTTCAGTAGGTAATAAATAAAAATTTGAGATATTTGCCCAATTTTTAGGAAGTTCCGTTGGTCTTCCAACTATTTTTTCATTTTCTACTAATATGTAATTCATATACTAACTCAACACACTTAAAAAATAATACTACATATAAATATATTTTATATTTTTATTTAGTAGTTGTATTGACAAAATCGGTTAATTCTTTTCTTATTTCGTCAAAAACTTCATTCCATTCACCATATTTTTTCTGTCTAAAAAGTCTGACTGAATTATACCAATCTGATTTTTCACCAGCAACCGCCCATGTGTAATAAGGCATTATTGGTGTTACTATCCAAGTTGGTATACCCATTGCACCTGAAAGATGAGCTATTGAAGTACATGATGTAATAACTAAATCCAATCCTGCAATTATGTTTACTGTATCATCCCATGTTTTCATTTGTTCACGCATATCTGCAAAAGGAAGTCCATCAACACAATTTTCATCTCGTTGTAGTGAATAAAATGTTGTGTTTGGTGTTTCGTGTAAATCTATCATTAGCTCAGGTGGAAATCTTCTATGTTGTTCATCTTCAAATTCGGGATTACCACTCCAACGTATTCCAACTTTTAATGTATCTTTTTTTGAAAATAATTTTGTTGGACTTTTTGAAAAAATATATGGTGTTCCATCCAAATTCTCAAACTCTAATCCCAAAATATAAGCAGCTGACATGGCGGGAATCCAATAGTCATAGTAAGCGGAATTTACTGAATCGTTATCTATACATATAAATCCATGACGAGAAAATAATTCTTTTAATTCTTCGGCACATGATATTAAAATTCTTGCACCCATTTCTTGAAATACTTTAGCAAAACGAAAATTCAGTATTTGATCTCCATATCCACCTTCACATCGAAAGAGAAGTGTTTTATTTTTTAATTCTTCATCTTTCCATATTTTACCGGGTATCGCGGGTAATCCAAAAACATTTATGTATCTACCATAATTAAGATGTTCAAATCCTTTTTTAAGATTACCATGACGCATTTCGTGCCATCCTAAATTAAAAAGAACCCGTAAATCATCTTGCGGTTGATTACGAAGTATATCCTCGCCCATATTTGGATTCCCGTTGATATTACATTGTAATGCCACATCTAATGGGTGTATTTTATTATTTTGCATAACAAAACCTTTGTGATAATAAATTAACTACCAATATACAAAATTTATTCTAATTTTCAAAATTATTGTGTTAAAAATAAAGAAGAATTTGTCAGAGTTGATCCCGATGCCCATGTAGTTAATGTTCCTATTTGAACGGGTGATGATCTAGTTACAGCGGTTCCATCACCTAATCCACCAAAACTATTAGATCCCCACACCCAAACTGTTCCATCGGTTTTAATTGCTATAGTATGGCTAACTCCAGCCTTAACAGATTTCCAATCAGTTAATGCTCCTATTTGAATAGGTGATGATTTAGATACACCGGTTCCATCACCTAATAGACCTTGACCATTTTGCCCCCATGCCCAAAGTGTTCCATCTGTTTTAATTGCCATGGTGTAGCTTGAACCCGCTGATACATATTTCCAATTAGTTAATGCTCCTATTTGAACAGGTGATGATCTAGCCAGAAGGGTTCCATCACCCAATTGACCAGAACTATTATTTCCCCATGCCCAAAGTGTTCCATCTGTTTTAATTGACATCACAAAATTTATACCTTGTGATATGTATTTCCAATTCGTAAGAGAACCTATTTGAATAGGCGATGATGTGTTTACAACAGTTCCATCACCTAATCGACCTTGAGTATTATTTCCCCATGCCCAAAGTGTTCCATCTGTTTTAATTGCAAAGGTGCGGGATACACCCGGTGATACATCTTGCCAATCAGTTAATGCTCCTATTTGAACGGGTGATGATTTAGCCAGAACGGTTCCATCACCCAATTGACCATTACTATTAGTCCCCCATCCCCAAAGTGTTCCATCTGTTTTAATTGCCATAGTAACCTGCGATCCACCAGGTATTGAACCCATTGCGATATATTCCCAATTCGTAAGAGAACCTATTTGAATAGGCGATGTTTTAATCACTGTTGTCCCATCTCCCAATTCACCCTGTGAATTTCTGCCCCATCCCCATAGAGTGCCATCTGTTTTTATGACCATTGAACTATTATCACCAGATCCCATTGAAGATATGGCTGATATATTAGATATTTGTATCGGTGAAGAATATGCATGACATCTTGCCACATTTCTAGTACCGTTTGCAGATCCCCAACTCCATAGAGTTCCATCATTTTTTATAGCAATAGAACCATTTGATACTCCCGTTATGCGTAAATTAACTAAATTAACCGCATCATATCCCCAATCAGTTGATGTTCCTAATTGAATAGGTGATGATTTAGTTACACCGGTTCCATCACCCAATTGACCTTCACCGTTACTTCCCCATACCCAAAGTGTTCCATCAGTTTTAATTGCCATGGTGTGGTTTGTACCCGCTGATACATATTTCCAATTAGTTAATGCTCCTATTTGAACAGGTGATGATTTAGCTACATTAGTTCCATCACCCAATGCACCACCAGTATTACCCCCCCATGCCCAAAGTGTTCCATCAGTTTTAATTGCCATAGTATGGCCTGAACTTGCATAAACCTGTTGCCAATTAGTTAATGCTCCTATTTGAACGGGTGAATTTCTTTCCGTTCTTGTTCCATCACCTAATTCACCACTACTATTGTTCCCCCATCCCCAAAGTGTTCCATCTGTTTTAATTGCCGTGGTGTGGTTTCCACCCGCTGATACATATTCCCAATTAGTTAATGCTCCTATTTGAACGGGTGATGATTTAGCCACATTAGTACCATCACCCAACCAAGTACCTTGCCCCCATGCCCATAGAGTTCCATCTGTTTTAATTGCAAAGGTTCGGGATCCACCCGCTGATACATGTTGCCAATCAGTTAATGCTCCTATTTGAACAGGTGATGATTTAGATATAACAGTTCCATCACCCAATTGACCATTACTATTAAATCCCCATCCCCAAAGTGTTCCATCTGTTTTAATTGCCATGGTGTGGTTTCCACCCGCTGATACATATTGCCAATCAGTTAATGCTCCTATTTGAACGGGTGATGATTTAGATCCCGTAGTTCCATCACCCAATGAACCAATACTATTTTCTCCCCACCCCCAAAGTGTTCCATCTGTTTTAATTGCCATGACACGATTACCTTTTGAAGATACTATTGACCAATCAGTAAGTGTACCAACTTGTGCTGGAAGAAAGAGTGTTTCACCATTAGCCAACTCCCCATGTGAAACTCTACCAGCACCCCACAGATAAGTTTGTGGTGGAACATATGGATTATATGATCTAGAAGCTTGTAGTAATATATTCTTTATCATAATAAAACCTTAAAGATTTTGAGCACCAACAAAACCATACCAATTTGTACCTTGATTGTATGATATAAAACCATAAATATCTTTTTTACCATTTGTAGAAGTAACAGACGGTGGCGTTCCTCCAGGCCAACTAACAGAAGCAGGCCATGTAATAGGATACGCAACCCCATTACCAACGGTTATCAATGTTATGTTACCAATGTTGCCATCAAATGGTGGATTACTAAACGTAAAATTAGTTATTGCAGCATTTATTGTTACTACAAATATATTACCATTGTCTAAATTCAAATCTAAATCTCCAGGAGGACTAACAATAGTTGCTGTTGTGTATTTTTCTTGATAATCAACAAAAGTTGGTGTGTATACGAATGAACCACTACTATGATAAACACTGCCGGATATTATTAAGTTTCCTGTATTTGGTCTTATTTTTTGAACAGCAAGAACTTCATTTACCGTTGTAGCATTTAAGTCCGTTGTTCCTGATACTATTAAACTTCCTGTAACCATTAAATTATGACCAAAAGTTGCTTCTTTTTCAACATTCATACTTGCTGAAACTACAAATCGTGTAGGACCAGTTTCTAAATATAAATTAGCAGATGCAGTAGCTGCATTTGTTGTACCGTCTGAAAGAAGTATTCTTCCCGTTGATGGACTGTTTATTGTAGAAAATCCTGCACCAGTAGCACCAGATGAACCAGATGTTCCCGGATTTCCTGTGGCACCAGATGAACCAGATGTTCCCGGATTTCCTGTGGCACCAGATGAACCAGATGTTCCTGTATCTCCGGATGAACCAGATGTTCCCGGATTTCCTGTGGCACCAGATGATCCTGATGTTCCTGTGGCACCAGATGAACCAGATGTTCCCGGATTTCCTGTGGCACCAGATGCACCAGATGTTC